TCACGCGCGGCGTTGCCAGCCCGGCTCGCGGCGCCCGCGAACTCATTCTCGACCCGGCCGAGATCGACGTCCGGCACCAGCTCGATGGCCCGCTCGATGCCGATCGCAGCCAGACCCGCGTTGACGCCTTCGAGGAGCGCGTTGATGCCGTCGATCGCACCGCCCAGCATCGACTCCAGCCCGGCGATCAACGCGTTCGCCGCCTGGATGGTCAGATCGCCGATCGCCCGGGGCAGGTTGCTCCAGATGACGACCATCGCATCGAAAGCGCCCTGAAACGTGCCGATGGTGCGATTGCCGAAGGCAACGACGGTCTCGAGCGACGCCTGTAGCGCGTCGGCGATGCTCGCCTGAATGCCGCTCCAGGCGGCGTCGATGCGCGCTTTCAGGACGCCGGCCAATAGCCCGATCCTGTCCCAGACCTCAGCTGCGACATCGCCCAGAAGGCCGAGCGCGGCGCCGAAGCCGCCGGTCGCCTGCACCAGCCGACCGAACTGGTAGATCAGCTCGCCCCCGGCCACGATGAGTGCGCCGATGCCGGTTCGGATCAACGCGCCGCGCAGAAAGACCAGCGCGGTGGCGAGGCCGCGGACCGAGGCGGCGGCGGCGATCATACCCGCGACCCAGCGCCCGGCGATGAAGGCGGCGAAGGCCGCGGCGATCGAGGCCAGACGGCCGATGTTGTCGAACAGGAGCCGGATACCCTGACCAAGCGGACCGGTCGTGCGCGAGATCGCCGCCAGCGCGTCGGCGACGGCTTCGAGGGCCGGGGCGGCGGCAACGGCCAGCTGGTTCGACAACCCGCGCCAGATCAGACCGAGGCGGGAGATCGCATCGTTGGTCCGCTCGATCTGGTCGGCGTCCTGCTCGGACACGACCATGCCGAAATCGCGAACGTCCTGTGTCGCCTGCCGAAGGGTCGCCGTGTCGATCCGGGAGATGGCGATGCTGCCTTCTTCCCCGAACAGCTGACCGGCGACCGCCGCGCGCTCGGCGGCGGGCACGAAGTCTTCGATCGCCTGGTTGATCCGCCCGACACGCTCATCGAGCGGCAGGGCGAGCAAGGCCGACGCCGAGAGCCCGAGCCGTTCGAGCGCCGCGACGGCTGGACCGGTCCCGGCAGCCGCCTGGCTGAGGCGGCGCGTGAGGTCCTTGGTCGCCTGCTCGATGCCCGACATCGAGACGCCCGCCAGTTCACCGGCGCGTTCCAGAACCTGAATGCTCTCGACGGTGGTCCCAAGCGACTGGGCCAGCTTGGCCTGTGCGTCGACGACCTGAAGCCCCGAGCGAATCATCGCAGCCGCGCCCGCGGCGAAAGCGGCGGCAGCGGCCGCGGCCGCGATCTGGACCCGCCGATAGAAGGCCGCGACACGCGTGTTGGCGGCGTCCATCTCCCGCGACAGCCGACGGAAGCCTTGCTCGCCCGCATCGCCGATGCCCTGCAGCTCCGCGCGGACTTCACGCCCCCCGACCACGGCAAGGCGAACGGAGACGCGTTTCTCAGCCATTTTCTTTCCCTGTCGCGCTTACGCGCTCCCCGCCTCTTGCTGTTCAGTCCTGATTTGCGCGTTCAGTCCGCGCACCATCATGCCCTCCACCTCGGGCAGCAGTTCCGCGCAGACCAGCGTGTCCACTCCAAGCGCGTGCGCGCAGGCGAGCACAGCCGTCATGTCGAGCCCCAGGACCGCACCGGAGACGGCGCGCAACTGCCCCGTGAGCCGCTTGGCGAGATCCCAGACCTGCCAGCCTTCGATCGTCTGCGGACGGTTCAGGACGGCGGGACATTCGCGGCAAGTGCCGCGGCAGGATCGGCAATACTGGTCGCCCCCGCTGAAGTGCCATTCGGCGAGGGCGCGGAGCCGTTTTTTTCCGCTTCCAGCAACAGGCCCTTGGACACGTAGCGCAGTTGGAACGCTTCGAAGAGCGGCAGGATGTCGAGGAGCGCGTCGATACCTTCCGGCGTGACGGCCACCGGATTGCCCTCGGCGTCGCCCACCCCCTTCCACTCCAGCACGACCAGTCGTGCCAGAGCCTTGGCCATGGTGACCGCGATGGTTTCGTTCGATGCATCTTCGGGCAAGGCGGCGACAGTGGCGTCGCTGCGCGCCGCCGCCATCAGGGACGTCGTCAGCGGACCGACGCGCAGGCGCACGTCGTGGCCGAGATCGAGCCAGCGCGGCTCGCGGGAAAGATCGAGACGGATCATGGATTAAGTCCTCACGTGTAGCTGGCAATGTCGTTCAGGAGATGCGCGCGCAGCATCGTGCCCTCGCTGTCGTCGAGGGCGGCGCGCCAGTCGAAGCTCGCCTCCACCCCGCCGGGGCCGGATACGGCGTATTTGGGTTTGGGCAGGAAGACGCGCGGCAGCTCGAGGCGCAGCGCGTAACCCTCGGGGAAGGTGAAGCCGTAGTCGAGTGCGACGGGATCGCCATTGGCGGCCTCGGCAACCAGCGTCGCGCCGTCGAAGCGCACCGACATCGATCCTTCCGCCGAGGCGAAGGTCGGATCGGCCGCCTCGATCTTTCCGTCCTCGCGAATGACGCGGACGCGTTCAAGATTGTTCGAGAAGGTGAGGCTGCCGCCGGTGACGCCGGCGAGCGCCGATCCGCCACGTCGGATGAAGCCGCGCCCCTGGCTGAAGCGCCGGAGCGCGTAGGCCGTCGGATTGGCGTCGACCGTCGCCGAGAAGCGTTCCTCGCCTTGGGCCACAAGCTGGAGGCGCGCATTCGCCGGTCCCTCCTGGCCCATCTCGAAGTTCAGGCTCTCCATCACCGTGCCGAGGTGGCGGAAGAAAACCGGCGCGGTCAGCTTCGGATGCCCGACCTCGAAGGTGTAGCTCGGAATGTCGTCGGCGCCGCTCTCCCAGACGTGGGCATAGGCGCCGCCGGTCAGGGTTGCCGCCGAAGCTGCCGCCGCAGAGGCGGAGATCGTGAAGGCGTTCCCGGTCGGCCCGGCGACATCGAATGCGATGACAATGGTCTGCGTGCTGGTCGGCCGGGAGTACGTGCATTTCGCCACTTCCGCATCGGCCGAAGCGTTGAGGTCGCTGACCAACTGGTCGACGGTCTGGGTCACCGTCGCCTGGATCTCGGTCTCGTCGCCCGCAGGCGTGCCAGAGACGAAGGTCCAGACCGTGCCGTTCAAGGTGATGGTGTCGCCGGGCGACGGGTTGACGGCGAAGACGATCGAGCCGGAGGCGTTCACCGACGTCGTCACTGGGTCGCCGAACAGGCCGGTCAGCCAGAAGCCGGTGCCGCGCAAATCGAACGGGATGTCGATCTGTCCCTCGTCGGTGATGAGGCCGCGATAGGGATCCTGCGCGTTGCGCCCACGCCCCAGGAGGGGGTCGTCGCCGAGCGGCTGTGCCGAGGAGAGATCGGTCGATTTGAAATCGAGGCTCCGATAGCCGGAAAGCGGAGCCACCCCGTAGCTCGCCTCACGGCAAGCCTTCAGCGTGGCGTCCGCGCCGTAAGCGCGCACCTTGGGCATGGATGACTCCTATTCCAGATTCAGGCAGTGAGCGGATCGCTCACCAGGTATTCGACCGTGACGGAAAGCCGGCCGGTGAGCACCGGGGCCGCGCCCTCGATCGCCAGCGCCCCCGTCTCGGGCGCCGACGGCGTCAGGTTCTCGGCGAGCCCGCCGAGTGAAGGATCGATCCCGAGCGCCATCCCGATTGATCCGAGAAGCGCATCGAGCGCCGCTTCGCCTCCGCCCGTCGGATCGTGGGGCACATAAACCTCTATCTCGACCCTGTGGGCGTAGAACTCCGTGCGCGGATTGAGCGTCACGTCCGGCTCGCCGGGATCGCCGTCGCGCAGGATGACGAGACCGGCGGCCGGCACCTTTTCCGGCAGCACTTCATTGCGACGTACGTTCGCGGCCAGCGCGGATTCGAGGGTCGAAAAGAGCGATGTGAGAATGTCTTCACGCCGGGACATCAGCGGCTTCCGTCCTCTCCAGAAATCCAGTTGCGCACGACGAGGCCGGGCAACCGGCTCACCCAGCGCTCCGCGGCGCCGGCCACCTCGAGGCGCTTACGGACCGAAACCTGTGGCACCAGAACGAAGATCGGCACGGTGACCAGTCCGCGACCCGTCCGAAGCGCCGAAGCGCTCGCGCGCGAGAAGCCGCCGCGCTTGCCTGTCCGTGCCCGCATGTTGTCGGCGACGAGCAGGGAAGCAGCATTGCGGCGATAGACGAAGCGCAGCCGTTGCCCCGTCCGTCGCTCCCATCCGCCGGGGGTGATCTTCCGGCCACCATCCCCGTACCGGCCAGCGGCCGTCGTCGGGATCGCGAGGAAGAAGCCGTTCTTCGAGCGAATGGTCGCGCCGTCCTCATAGATGCGGATGATCCCCGGTGCCTTGGACCAGACGAGACCCGCCGCCTGGATGCTGTCTTCGCCCCTGGGATAGACTTGACCCCGCCAGGTGCGCGCCAGTCGCGGGCCCAGCCCCGCCGAGGTGACCTGCGTTCGGAGCTCGGTCTTCAGGCCGTCGGTAGCTTGAGCGATCCCGATGGTGACGGCCTTCTCGGCGGCCTTGATCTCCTCGGCCATGATGCGTCCGAGGTCGCCAATAATGGCCGTGGACAGTCTCAAATCTTCCTCAGTTCCGCGGTCCAGACGAGACGCTCGCGATCCAGCACGGGCTCGCCTTGGACCAGATAAGTCTCGCCGCCGATCGCCAAGGTGTCACCCTCCGCGGGCGCCGCAACCTCGGAGACCCGCACGTCGAACACCGCCGTCGCCGCATGGATGCGGGTATCGCCGAAGCCCACGATCTCATCAGGACGCCGTGCGACGACCCGCACATTGATTGGGTCGTCACCGTTCGGTGTGTAGACAGCGTCGGTCGCGATGTTGGCGTCAGCGAACAGCACGTCGATCGCCGCGGCGAAAGCGGGCATGTGCACTTACTCCCAGCGGAGTGGATCAGTGAAATGGTGCTTACTGCGGGATAGCGGTCGTGCCAGACGGGTGCGTCAAAAGTCTTTACCGAGGCGGAACTTTACACTTCGCCCAACAATAAATGGGCGTAGCGATCCGGGAATGCGCTTGAAAGCGGCGGGGTTTCACCAAAGCGCATGACGTAGCCGCGCAGGAATTTTGCTTCGTGAGTTTTAGCCGCTTATGTCCGCCCACACAGGCGGCTTATACGCGGTCAGAAGCAGCATTGTGAGGGCCATCGAGAGGGTGATGATTCCCATGGGCTGTCGTAAGCTCATGTCGCCGACGGCCGCGATGTCTTCTCCCACCACTGTGAGCCGCGCTCATCGGCTCCATAAAGCCACTGACCGTAGACCTCGCTCGCTTCGAAGATCAGCGCGCTCACCCGCTTCTTCACCTCGTCGTTCAGCTCGCACCCTTCGTGCTCTGTGAAGGTGGCGACGGCAGCTTTCCATGCTGGCAGGTCGCCGTCGCCGCCCTTGCGGCGCTCCCTGTAGGCACTGGCAACCGCCAGCAGCACGTTGTCGTCGCTCATTCGCTCATCCTCTCGATACAACCAGGGTCATCGTTGCGAACGTTGTTGACGCGCTGGCT